CTTCGTTTCTATTATGATGGCGGAGATCGCTTCATCGATGGTCTGGAATCTATGGCAGAATCAATGTCTGCCGTGACCTGTGAAGTATGTGGCAATCCTGGCAAACTAGTCGGTGGTGGTTGGGTTCGCACTCTTTGTAAGACTCATGCCGAAGAACAAAATTATGTTTGGAATGATGATGACAAAAAGTGAGGTAAAATATGTATTCACTCAAAAGACTTAAAGACGGCATAGGTGATTCTGGCGGCATGAGCCTGGGTCTGTGGCTTGATGAAAGCAAACCTGAAGGTGATCAGGTTGTATGTGAAGAAAATGCTCGCCCTCGAGTCGGCATTGCTTTGCGGGTTGGATCAAGATTCGCTCGCACCATGACACATCAAGATTGGTGGCAGACAACGATTATTAAAGAGATCATTGAGGACAGAATTGACTATGTTAAGTTTGTAACAGAGAATGGCTCTACTTACGAATGGAAATGCTAACCTAACATGACACCCTTTGACGCATACGTGATGTATTGCGCGCTTAAGATGCATTTTACTACAAAGGATTATGACTTCATTAAGTACAATGGCAAGTTGCGTATTACCGGCGACCATTTTGAAAGGCGCAAAGACAAATACTTTTTTCACAAACTTGCCAAGCGCAAAGATGTAAAAGAGTTTCTTATATCTAATTTTGTATCTAACACCAACCAGACATGGATTGGCGATCTTGTTAATAACTCTTCTACAGAAGACAATTATACAGAATGGAAGAAACGCACTCAAGCAATTGCGTATTCATTCGAAGAAGATCTCAAGAAGTGCTTGACAAAGTTAGACGACAATGTTATTATAACTGACAATCAACATCCTTTCATGTTGAAGCTTTTCCTACGAAAGAAGATATCAATCGAGACCCTAATCATTTTAAACGATCTCATAGGATTCTTTTCTCATTGGAACAAGCACCTGAAGGACGATATTATTTGGAAGGACATACATTTACTGTGTGTAAAATATCGCCCATTTTTACAGTATGACAAAGTGAAGATGAAGTCGATTGCTCTCAAAATATTTGCTGATAAGCAAACAGAGGCGGCATAAATAATGAATACATTATGCATACTGTGGATAATAAAAAACATACTAACATACAATTATACAAGGAAATACTAATATGGTAGATTTTGCTACACTCAAGCGTTCATCTAAGAACGATCTCAACAAGCTCACAGAGCAACTCAAGAAACTCAATACCAACGAATCAACATCAAGCAATGATGATCGTATGTGGTATCCTGAAGTAGATAAGACAGGCAACGGATATGCTGTCGTTCGCTTCCTACCCGCACCATCAAATGAAGATGTCCCATTCATTCGTATGTGGGAGCACGGGTTCAAAGGTCCTACAGGTCAATGGTATATTGAGAACTCACTAACAACGATTGGCAAGCCCGATCCTGTTTCCGAGTACAACACAGAACTTTGGAATAAGACATCAGACGACAACTCACCCTTGCGTAAGCAAGCACGAGATCAGAAGCGTGGGTTGCGTTATATCTCTAACATCTATGTGGTGAAGGATCCAGCAAAGCCTCAGAACGAAGGCAAAGTGTTCTTGTTCAAATATGGCAAGAAGATTTTTGACAAGTTGAATGAAGCAATGAATCCTCAGTTTGATGATGAGAAGCCATTGAATCCTTTTGATCTATGGGAAGGTGCGAACTTCAAGATCAAGATTCGTAATGTAGAAGGTTATCGTAACTACGACAAGTCCGAGTTCGATGAGCGTGGTCCTCTATCAGATGACGATGCTGATCTAGAGAAGGTTTGGAAGAGCGAACACTCACTACAAGCATTCTTGGATCCTAAGAACTTCAAGGACTACGATGTTCTCAAGAAGAAGTTGCACACTGTTCTAGGCCTGTCTCAGCGGGTTGCTGAGGAGGCACAACAGGATCTTCCTCGTGCAGAGGCACCTAAGTTCAAGGCGGCACCTGCAAAGGTAGAGAAGGAAGAAGAGACTGTATCAGTCGCAGATGAGGACGATGATGATCTTAGCTACTTTAAGAAATTAGCAGACGGTTAACAAACATCTGATGATGTTTTAAGGGAGCTTCGGCTCCCTTTTTTTATTGTGCAGGAGGATCGTCTGCAGGACGTCTAGGAGCAAACTTCTCTGCTCCAGTGATTCCTAATCCTGCCATAACAATATAAGCGACCGCATTGAATACAAAGTCGCTAGGTTGATACTTCCAAAATAGATTAGCAATGAATCCTACGCCAAGAAGTATAGAAAAGAATACAGTGACACATCGTTTAGATGATGGCATTCCATCAACGTCTTTTAACATGCCTTTGATAAATTCTATCATACTGCTGGCGCACCAACTCCCATAGGAGGGTCACCTACATTGAAGTATGCGGCAATATGATCTTCTTGTGAATGAGGTGCACTAGGAGATGGAACTCCGTATTGTTGCCCCTGTTTGCCGCCGCCAGCAGATTTAGATGATGATCCTGTAGATGCCATCATTTGGCTAGGTGCTGGAGCACCACCCGTTCTAGGAGGAGCAGGTGCTGGCGATGCTCCACTAGATGGTGCTGGCGATGCTCCACTAGAGGGTGCAGCAGATGCTCGAGCAGGTGCTGGCGATGCTCCACTAGAGGGTGCAGCAGATGCTCGAGCAGGTGCTGGCGATGCTCCACTAGAGGGTGCAGCAGATGCCATCGTTTTAGTTCCCTTTTTACTAGCTATTAAACTTGCAAGGTAAGGTGAGTCTTTAGATAGTGATGATGAGTGATAATCGCTTCCCCAACCAGTTAATGATTTATGGCTAGTATCTAAGTGAATATGCGCTCCACCTGGAGCACTGTACTCTGCTCCTAATCCTGTAAACCCCAAACCAATAGCAGTAGAGAATATTTTATTTCTTTCACTTTCATTTAATTGGTTAGAATTTAAACCAAGATCAATTGCATCTCCCGTACCATGATTAGCAACACCGGGTCTATACCCGCTAGTTATAATAAGACTTTTACCAACTGCTTTTTCTAACTGTGCTTTTTTACTCAATACATCAGGCTTAACTCCGGTAGCGTTACCTCCTGCATCCTTTGCACCCTTTGCACCCTTTGCACCAGTCGAACTGGCGGCATCTGATCCTTCTGGTGCTGCTGGAGTTGTAAATGTTCCTGATGCACCCGCACCTGCAAATTTTCCGCCGGATCCTACAGCACCTTTAGATGTTGCCGCTACACCACCAGCAGCAGTTTTAGCAGCAGTTTTAGCAGCAGGTGCTCCTGCGGCAGTTGGTGTAGGTTTAGATACAGGTGTTGCTGCAGCAGGAGCAGCTTTATCCTCTCCGCCGAATCCAAAAAAGCTTTTGATTGACTTGCCAATCTTTGACGCAGTTTCTTTGACCTTTTTTACCAAATCATCGCTAATTTCTTTTAAAACAGCAGATACAGATTTGCCATCAAAAACAATTTCTGCTATCTTTAAACCTAAATATTCTCCCGCCATGGCACCGCCAAAGGCTCCTATTACACCACCTATAATAGTTCCGAATCCTGGAAATATTGCTGTGCCTATAGCGGCACCTAATATAAAGCCTCCTTCGCCACCCAAGAATGATCCTAGTGATTTTGCAAAGGCCTTTTTAACTTCTGTCCATGATCCTTCACCTGATGCAGCCTTAATGGTTGCAATGACTGGGTCTATAAACATGAGGAGTTTTGCAAGCAATGGGATCTTTGAAAGAACATTTCTAAATGGTACTAAATATCCCAATGCTTTTGCCGCTTTGCCTGAAAGTTTCGCAACCCCTTTGGCTAATTGACCAAGTTTTCCTACCTTACCTACTTGTTCTCCTGCAGCGATTGCTATACCTTCTCCTGCCGCGGCCGCCTTTCCTGCTTTGCCTGCAGCTTTGCCTAATTTGCCAGCTTCTTCTACTGCTGCACCTGCTTTTTTACCAAAGCCCAATTTTTGTGCAATCGCTTCGCCAAAGCCTTTAACTTTTGAAATAACACCCTCAACGATTGACTTTAATCCATTGAGTGTTTTGCCCAGCCCCTCTTGCAACAATTTACCAATTTTTCCTAGTTTTCCCACTACGGTGTTGATACCTGCACCTATCCATGTCCAAGCACCTCGTATTTTTGAAAGCAATGCTAATGCAAGAGGAATCAACATCAACGCAAAAGTATCAAGGAATGATTTCATTTTAGGTGATACTTTGGTAACATCCTTTTTATCAGGTGCTTTAGTTTCTAATCCTGATTCTGCTTCTCTTAACTTTTGATCTTCAATACTTTTCTTTAATGTACTTTCAATACTTCCAAGATACTTTAAAACATTGGTGACTTTAAGATCAATAATTCCAACTGCTTTGTGAATAACAGATACAGTAGATTCTTTTGCAGATATTTTTTCTAAATTATCAAGACGTTTAATAATAAAAGTAAAGACACTGCCCTTTAAGGCAGAATCTGTTTCTTTTTTTGTAACATTTATCTTTTTGCCATCGACTTCTTTTTTGGCAAATATTCCACTTGCTTTGATGCCTTCCTGGCCAAGAATAGCGCGCTCCAGGGGATTGTATCCTTTCTTTTTAGTTGACGCAGCGCTTTTCTTTGTTGTTTCGGCTAATCCACTTAAAGGAGATTCAGAACTGGCTGCTGCAGGTTTAATAGCGGCAGCCATCTTATCTTTAGCAACAGATTTTAATGCATCAGTTATTATTGCCATGTTGGTTCTGTGTCTCTACGTAATCTTTTACCATGCCTACATATATATCTCTTTCAAATGGAATCAAATTTTCTAGATCTTCTATAGAATAATAATAATGATGTGCCATTGAAAATATGGTGGCGTAGTAATTATTTAAATCTGTGTGAATTAGCCCAATGTAAAAAAATCGTCTAGTGTTGTCAGTTCGATACTTCGAGCTGTCCCCTTTGAGTTAGTATACTCAATTTTATGATATAGTTTAGGCATCGTGTCAAAGTACTTCTGTATTTCTTCAAAAGCCTTAACACTTAGCGAATCAATAAACTCATCAAGTTCTGCTTTAGAAGATTCCTTCGCAACATATACTTGATCAGCATCATAAATCTTATCGATGCACTCTCTAATCAAAATCGAAGTCATTTCTGCTGTAGACATTTCGTCGTCTTCAAGCTTTGTGATAATCGATGCTGTTGGATATCGCATGATAATACCCACTTCATCATTCACCTTAATCTTATTAGTGTGAACTTCATCTTTTTTAATTTCAATTTCATCTAATTTGATTTTAAACTCGTATGTCTTTTCATCTTCATGATCGATATACTTTAGAGTGACAACGTTATCTACTGACTTTGCTCGAATCTTGACAAACAAGTATTCTAGATCAAACGTAGTTAAATCGTCGGCATCAAAGTCACTTCCATCATTCAACGAAACACAATTATTAATGATCTGCTTTAACGCATTGACCATTTCTTTTCTTGTGCCGCCTGCTTGTGCAATAAGAAGAATCTTTTCTTCCTTGACAAGAAACGGTCTAAACTTTGCATCCTTTTGAGTCGATGGTATAGTCACATCAAATAAAGGCACTGTAATCTTCGGTAAAGCCATAATAATCTCCTATTAAATAAACGGAATAATTCCAGATCCTCCTACGCCTCCGCCAACTACTCCGGGTCCGTTTGACATGGTACTGCCAATAAGGCTGCGAGCATTCACAACATTAAGAACATCAGCAACTGTCTGCGGCATTTGAATTGCAGAGACTGCTTGTGATAATGATTTCAATCCTAGCAAGTTCTGCAATGAAGAAATCTTGCTGTTGAGTGCATCTTTTGCGCCGTTGACTGTTGAGTTCAATGTTGTGATTGAAAAATCAGTGAATGAGAATGTGACTTCTGCTTTAAGCAAACTATCAGTTGCGTCCCATGCAAGACTAACACCGCCCACTGTTCTAGCATAGCAATCTCTAAAAGTATAGATTAAGATCTTTTGATCTGTTTCATTGTAGACATATACTTCGAGATCAAACTTGTAATCATCTTTATATGCGACTTCGTATGGCGTCGCTGCAGTTGATGCTCCATATATGCTAGCGTGACTGCCGTCATTAATATCATTGTACTTCATAAATGAGGTGACACCATTCAGATAATCTGTCACCTTCGAAAGAATATTGTTTTGAGAATTTTCAACCATAAAGTTCATTGTCAAATCTGTAAAGATCGGTCGATGCGGAACCTTTTCCATCGGACCATAGCCATATCTGCGAATGACTTGTGAGTCTAAATCAATTGCAGGGATACTGACATTATTTGTAAAGAATAATAAATTGTTAGGGAAGGCCTTTGCTTGTGAAAAGTTCACAAGGTATAATGTGGGCCTCAAATATCCATTTTTTAAAGCGTTGGATTTAAACTCACTAACGCTAAATCCCTCTGTGGGTTTATTGTTAGGTGCCTTAAGTAGCCCTAGAACATTTGATACGGTATCTAAAAACGACATTTTACTTTCCTATCATCTTTCTGGAATCTCTCCAGACCTGAGCGTTGGTTGCTTTTTGGAAATTCTCAACAGGCAAGAATAAAGCGATGTCCCACTCCACGGGCACAATATTAATAAATTGTGTCCGTACATGAGATGTTATATAATGCTTTATGCAAGGCTTAATGTATTTATTGGTGCTTGCTGACTTTAAAATTTGGTAGCTAATTTTTAATTCTGCAGGATCACTGAGTTTAGGATCACTAACAAAGTTATATAATAAGTCCATGAGTTTTGCTCTTAGGACATAGGGTAGGTAGTGTAGATTGATTCCTAAGAATCCGCCAGAAACAGATTCAAAAGGAAATACCAAAGGAAACCTATCATAGTACGGAAGTTCTTTTTTGAATTTAGGATCATACCCAAACATGTACATCTTGCCGACTTCAATGCGTGAAGTCAAAGCATCTTTTGATCTCAGAAGATTTCCTTCTGTCACTCCAGTCAATTTCTTGGCTGTATTACGAAACCACTCTCTTGCTTCATTAGATCTGCCTGGGATTTGTCCAGAACGTAGACCATCAGCGAGTGTTTGATTAAAAGCGTAAATTGCCATTTATTTTCCGTATAACTCTTTTTCGGTTATGATTTGAAATGTCCACTTGCGATCTGCACAATACTCTCTAGCCGCTTTCCACTTTGCTTGATTAATAAGATATGTGGCAGCTTCATTTAGAAATGTTCGGGTTCGCTTTTGTGGGACTTTAGGTTCCTGTGTTTGTTGATAGGGCTTGACTTCTATTAGAATGACTTCATTATTCTTCTTTTTAACTATCATATCAGGAAAATACCGATGCATTCTATTATCCATAGGTGATATATAAGGTATAACAATCTCTTCACTTCCCCACCCGACAACATCATCGTTTGAATCTAAAAACATCATAAGATGCAGTTCCCAGGAACTACGATAAATAATGTTGGTAGGATTCCCTATATATTTCTTTGGATTTTTTGGTTGAAACCTACCTTTCATATATTGCTATAAATAAGTGATGGACTCATTGTATTTATAGGAACAAACATGGGCTTTAACGTCTCATCGATTACGAATAACCCTTACGTTCAGTCAGTAAACCAAACAGTTGTCAGCAATCTAACTTCTGCTGCAGGCGGCGCTGTAAACAACTTAGTTAATAATGTAATGGGGTCTGCAGGTGCTGCTGGTGGGATCATTTCTAATATATCAGGGGCATTATCTGCTGCTGGCGTTAGTTCTGGATCATTAGCAGGAATTGTGTCTGGCAAATTAGATTCATTGATCACAGGTGCTAGTTCATATTTTGCTTCAGGATCACCTGCACGAACCACACTCAATGCTCTAGCGAATAGAAACTTCGCTGTCAGTAACGGAACAAACCCAGAATCTAAGATATCTAGCTCATCTAATAAAACAAATGGAGGAACGGCTTATTCATATCCTCCTATTCCTGCTCCATACTATATGATGCTTAATTTTTATGATTATAAAAGACCTACTCCATTCGATAATACAACGCTACCTGCAACAGGGTCTGTTATTTTGCCTCTGCCTGATGGTAGTGGGTTAAATGACAATACAAGCGCTAATTGGGAAGGGACTGCTTTAGGTATTGCTGGAAACGTTTTAGATGCTTTTGGCAGTATTGACAAATTAAAAACCTTAGGTACAGCAGAAGCTATAAAAGGCCAAGGTGGCGACGCTGCAATTTATGCCTTGGATCAAGCAGCGTCTGCTTTCAGCAGTGAGGCCGCCGGAGCCGCTGAATCACAACTAGGTATTGCTCCTAACCCTGCAATGAGTATGTTGTTCAAGGGTGTTGAATTTAGGTCTTTCTCATTTAAGTGGACCTTTGCACCTAAAAACGAGCAAGAAAGCAATATACTAAAAGATTTAATTAGATTTATTAAAGCAAAACATTTGCCAACCTTTACAGGTACAGGCACTGCAGGATCAAGTTATCTATTCAACTATCCTTCTATTTGCAAGCCATCATTTTCACTTGGTCAAGACTACATGACCGACTTTAAGTATTGTGTAATCAAATCTGTGAATATTGGATATTCTCCACAAGGAGATGCTCCATCATTCTATGCAAAAACAAAGGCGCCGGTATTCATTACGTTGTCTATTGATTTACAAGAAATGCAATACAGAATGGCTGATGATTATGATCCTAATGCAAAAGGTAAAACTGCAGCATCTGTTGTGGGCAGTCAGCTTAATTCTTTTGCTGATGCACTTAAAGATACTTCAAAATCTGGGACCTGATAATGACACAATTTTTTAAAAAATTCCCTGTTATTAACTATGCGAACTCAGTAGGAGTTAATCTTCTAGCACGAGTGAATATGTCTAAGTTAGCGCTTACCAATAAACAAGCCTACTATGACTATGTAATGACTCCAGGATTACGTCCCGATAGTTTATCATATAACTATTATGACAATCCGGACTTCATTTGGTTGATCGGATTAACCAACGGAATCATCGACCCCTACTATGACTTTCCTTTATCTGAAGAAGATCTAAACAAGTATATTAGCAACAAATATGGCAGTTATTCAAAAGCTCAGAATACAATTGTGTTTTTTAGAAACAATTGGTCTGGTGACGATTCAAACATCACAGTTGCTGCTTATAACGCACTGAGTGTAGGAAGACAGAAGTATTGGGTGCCACAACTTGGGTATTCAAATCAAATTGTTGGATATGTACGTAAACAAGAAGATTGGACTGTCACTACAAATGAAGTATATCAGCTAACTACAACAACAGCTGAAGAATTATTAACAGAAAATGGATACACATTATATACATGTGATAGTAGTGGTAATCCGGTAGATCCTATTGTTATACCTGAGGGGCTTGTTAATGTGCCTTTTGTTAATGGTGAATTATTACAACAAAACGGTGTAACAGTTGCAACCGTTGCGTCTACCACGAGCGACGGCACAATCGTCGCACAGCACATTTCAGGTACGTTATCAATTGATCCAATCTATGGGTTGACTTCAGGTGCCGCTGCTACTGTTACGTCAATTACCCTGATATCACAAAGCATTTCCACTGATGAGTTAGTATACTGGAGTCCAGTAACTGCCTATGATTATGAGCACGAATTAAATGAAAATAAGAAACAAATCAAATTGCTAGACAACAAATACGCAGGTCAAGCAACCAAAGAACTTAAAAACCTATTGATGCAATAATATATAATGTCTGGAACATATACTAAATCAGATTCGGTTGAGATTAAAACTCTCACACTACAATCGTCAAAGGGTGATCGGACATATGATCTTCGATCCCAGGTTGTATCTATTGATGTCTTCGAAGATATCATGTTTCCTGTCATTCGTGCTGAATTTCAATGCATCGATGCAATTGACCTGCTAAATTCTTTTCCTATCATCGGAGAAGAAATTATAACAGTCGAGTTTGCAAATCCCGGAATTGATCTCACTAGTTCATATACGTTTCATGTAAAATCTGTTGAAAATCAAATTAGCAATCAATCTGCAAAAATAAAAACCTATACGATTAAAGCTATCAGCGAAGAATTTATTACAAATGCTCGGCAGTTTATTAGTAAAAAATATTCATCTGAGCCAACTTCTATCATACAAGATGTTATGAAAAGCTTTTTGAAAACAGATAAAACAATTGCTATAGGTGATCCAACTAAAGGTGTTCAAGAGGTTCTCTTCAGTCGAATGAGACCTTTTCAAGCAATTGATATGGTTCGTAAACGATCTGTATCAAAAGACTATGCATCATCTTCTTATGTTTTCTTTGAGAACAAACGAGGATTTAACTTTTGTTCTATTGAATACCTAATGGATCAACTGAAAGATAATATTAAAGATAAAATATTTTATTATGATACAACAGGCAATAGTGATGCTCGAAATATGAATACAAGAAACATTCTTAGTTTAATGAATACGTCACAAGTGAATAACACCAAGAAGTTGACACAAGGCTCCTTGCACAACATTGTCAAACGCTTTGATATTCTGACAGGTGAAGTAGTTGAAACTGTTTATAAAAATACGGAACAGCAACAAAAATTTAAGTTTGCATCGAATAATGCAGTGGGATTGAACAGTACTGACTTCGAACAGAAACACGGCGAAAAACCTGCAAGCTCATTACTAGTTCCTCATTCGAGCCATATGCCTGAAACATATACGGCAGAATCAATGGGAGCAAAACACTCATTCGTATCTAAGATTTCTCAAAACATATATCAGGCACATATCAACGGCGATGTTGCACTAACTGCAGGTGATGTAATTACTATTAATATTCCTACGTCAGACGGTAGTACTGGCGGCAGTCCTGATAATCGATTGACAAGCGGAAATTATTTAATATCAAAAATTAGACACATGATTCACAATGCAACTTCTGCACAGAAGTCATATCGCTGCTCTCTTGAATTGATCAAGGGCAATTACGAGGATCGTTCATAATGACTACTAAAAGAATGGGTGAAGAAGGAGTGCGCTGGTTTATCGCCAGAGTAGAAGATATTATGGATCCCGAGAAACTCGGTCGAGTAAAAATTCGTGTCATTAATGAGCATGACGATCCTGCAATCACTACAGATGATTTAAATTGGGCAACACCGTTGATTCCTATCACATCTGCAAGCCATCAACAGATAGGCAGATCACCTACGGGGCTGCTTGTAGGATCAACCGTATTTGGATTTTATCTCGATGGTCATGAAAAGCAACTGCCTGTTCTTTGGGGATCGTATGCTAAAATGCCAGGCAAGGACATACAGAAAAATGATATTCCCGGATTAGCTCGGGAAATAAATACCATAACAAAGACTCCTGTGGGTCCTGAACCTGCCGCAGCGTACAATGCAAAGTATCCCCATAATCATGTTTGGCAAACTGAGTCAGGACATGTAATAGAGGTTGACGATACTCCTTCACAAGAGCGACTACACATATATCATAAGTCAGGATCATATGTTGAAATTAATCATGATGGACAGAAGGTTACTAAAGTCGTTGATAAAGATTATGAAATTGTTGTAAAAGATAAAACAGTATACATTGGTGGCAATTTAGAAGTGCATGTAATTGGAAATGTTACATTGACAGTTGATGGTAAGGTAACAGGTACTGCTTCTGAATGGGACATGAAAGGTCCTCTTAATTGGAATGGCGATGTTAATGTTACCGGCAAGATCACTGCTAGCGGCGATGTGGTTGGTAATGGAATTTCACTAGACAATCATACTCATACTGATCCACAAGGTGGGTCGGTAGGAAAGCCACAGTAATAGGATACTCTAATGGCACAGGTTTTCAAACAAGATAGATATACTCCGGTTTCAACTCAAACTGAAATCTATAGTGATATTTTTACTAACTTTGACGTACATCCGGATCTTGGCGACATTGTTCGTAAAAAGAACGAAGAGGCTGTAAAATCTGCTATTCAAAATCTTATTTTTACGAATAAGTATGAAAGGCCTTTTAATCCAAACTTCGGAAGCAATATCAGAAAGTTTTTGTTTGAACCTATGACGCCGCAGACGCAATCAGGCCTTCAAGAAGAGATACAGAACGTCATTCAAAACTATGAGCCGCGTGCTAATGTGATCAACGTAATTGCTACTCCTTACATTGATGAAAATGCCTACGTAGTAACGATTACTTTTTCTGTAATAAATAATAGCAATCCTATTACATTAAACACCATTCTCTATAGAGTACGATAATATGGCAAATTCTAGCATCTCTCTCACTAGTCTCGATTTTGCTGACTATAAGAACTCTCTAAAGAAGTATCTTTCATCACAGCCGCAATTTCAAGATTATAATTTTGATGCGAGCAATCTCAGCGTCATTTTAGATCTACTATCATATAATACCTATCTTAATGCATATTATATGAATATGATTGGATCTGAGATGTTCCTTGATACAGCACAATTGCGTGATTCTGTTGTTTTAAAAGCAAAGGAACTAAACTATGTTCCTCGTTCATTCCGCTCAGCCCAAGCTAACGTAAACCTTAAAGTTACGTTTACTGGCATGAATATTCCTGTATTGTTATCAATACCTAAGGGAACCTCATTTACCGGTAAAGCAGGATCTAACGCTTACACGTTCAGTACAAATCAAAACATTACTCTACAAAGTGGCAATGGGGTATTCGTAGCAAACAATTTAAACATCTATGAAGGCACCTATGTTACAGATACCTTTGTAGTGCAAGCAGCAGCAAACAGCGCTAGCGTGCAGAAGTTTGCTCTTTCTAATCCGACGATTGATACAAACTCTCTAACCGTAACTGTTGTTGAGAATAATGGCGCTAACGTCATTCCATATTCTCTTGCATCGTCTATTTTAGATCTTACTACAACATCTCCTGTATACTTCTTGCAAGGATCAGAGAATAGCCTGTACCAAATTGTTTTTGGCGACAACGTAGTAGGCAAAAAACCTTTAGACAATTCAACCATCATTGCAGAATATCGTGTAACCAACGGACAGTTGCCTAACGGGATTTCAATCTTTTCCCCTAATGGTACCCTTGGCGGATCATCAAACATCGCTATAACAACAGTCTCTAGTGCGTCAGGCGGCGACATTGGCGAAGACATTGAGAGAATTCGTCAAAATGCTCCTCGTTTCTATGCCACACAAGATCGAGCAGTTACAGCAAACGACTACGAGAGTTTGCTTCGTATTGCCTATCCTGAAATTCAAGCGCTATCTGTATATGGCGGAGAGGTTGCAAATCCTCCTCAGTACGGCACAGTTTTGATCTCAATGAAGATTGCAAACTTCGATGCGGTGCCTGATTCAAAGAAATTAGAATATACTACATACTTAAATGCACGAGCACCATTAACCATTCAGCCCATGTTCATTGAACCCAATTATACCTATGCAAGTGTAAAAAGTATAATCAAATATAATGTCAATAAAACAGCATTGTCTCCTGCAGATATATCTAGTTTCGTTACTTCTGCTATTCAGAACTATAACTTGCAAAATTTAGATAACTTTAAAGCGACCTTGTTGTATTCAAAGTTAGTCGCTGCAATTGACGCTGCAGACGCTAGCATTATTAGTAACCAGACAGAATATACTTTGATGAAGAAGTTAGTTCCTTCTTTAGCAAAGATTCAAAATTATACCATCGACTTCAATACTGCGCTCAATAGCAATTATCCTCCTGAACCTGGAGTTCACGCAGCAGATGATTTACATTCAATATCATCATCAAGTTTTGTTTATAATAACATTGTAGTTGCTTTAGAAGATGATAGTAATGGCAATATTCGTATTGTACAGCAGCAAAGCGATGGCAATCATCATACCATACTAAACATCGGTACGGTTGATTACGTCACAGGCCGAATACAATTGAATAATTTCTTTACAAGCAATTACTTCGGAGATTCTATTCGAATCTATGCAAGGCTTCCTGATGGCATATTAGATTATACATCAAATCAAAATACAATCTTAGAAATTCCTAATGATGAAATTTCTGTTAATGTTCAAATTGTAAGACAATAATGACACCCACAACGATCTCGAATTTAATTGCGAGTCAATTTCCAGCATTTTACAATGAAAGTGGGCCGACGCTTATTGCTTTTATTGAAGCGTATTATGAGTGGATGGAACAACAAGGTAATCCCATTTATCAAGCCAGAAACCTACAAAGTTTTTCGGACATTGATACAACGCTAGACCAATTCATTGTACACTTTAAAAATACCTATCTACAAGGTATTCAGTTCACAACACTATCTGATCAACGACTAACAGTCAAAAAAATCATTGATTTATACAGAGCAAAGGGCAACATTCGTGCTCTCAAATTACTATTTCAATTAGTATTCAGTGAAGATATTACTGTATACTTTCCGTCAGACGATATTCTAAAGCCTTCTGATGGTGTGTGGACTCAACCCATATACTTGGAAGTATCTAACTCACCTCGAATTCCTGAATTTAGTGGCAAAATCGTCACAGGTGTAAACTCGGGAGCTACTGCTTTCGTTGATAAAATCATTACGAGAGCAATCGGATCTAAGTTCATCAATGTCTTCTATATCACCAATCTTTCTAAAGATTTCCAAACAGGTGAGGCTCTATATGTTGATAACAATTTAACTGATGTGCCTTTCGTAGTCGGATCATTGTCAAGTTTCGTGGTTGATGACGGAAGTTACGGATTCGCTGTAGGAGATCAGGTTACAATATCCTCAGGTTCCGGACAGCAAGCTGTCGGGCGTGTAGATGCCATACAAGACATCAGCGGTATTGTACAGTTTACTTTGAATGACGGCGGCTGGGGATATACATCAAACTCACAAATATTAATTTCAAATACAAAATTTTATTTGACTAATGTACACACAACACTGCTGACAAACACAACACCGATTAGCAAGTTCAGCACAGTTATTATTAATAATCCTGCTAACAATGCAGCCAATGTGACTGCTAATGTATTTGCCTTTTCAACAACAGCGAATCTATACGCTACTCCAATCTCAGGCCTCTTTGTTGTTAATGAAACAATCACGTCTGCAGATACTAACGCAAATGCAGTTGTTAAGGTTGTCAGTTCAAATGTAACAACAACTACATTAAGTGTGGCCAACGTATATAATTCATACTTTGCATCAGGACAAGTAATCACAGGATCAATTTCAGGAGCAAAGGCGACAATATCTTCTTATGATACAAATATTGGTGTCATAAGTTTGTCAGGCTCTGTTACTAATTCCCATACAGCATTGTATACTACAACTGGCAATGCAACGATTACAGGATACTCAACAGGTATTAGTGCTAGCTTTAGCATCAATCAGTTGAATACAACAGAAACTATCTACACATATGCCGACTATGTAGGTGGACAGTCTACACTACAAACATCAACATCTAAAACAGGTACATTTACAAATGGTAATGCATTTATTACCGGAATGTCATCTACAACAGGTATTAATGGCAACAGCGCTATTACATCAAGCAATCCGACAGTAGCTGCTGGGTTACCTGCATTACCTATCGTCACTAATATTGTAAACAGCACTGCTGTAATCATGTCTGGAAATTATACAGGGACAACAACTGCAGGTGCCTCTGTTACGTTCACAGGCAATACAGCATATACAACAATCGCTTTAAATGCAAGTTCATACGGCTTCCCGAAGTTGCCTTCAGCGAACTTGACAAATGGATATCTTGTTGATATAATCGGAGCTAGCGTATATAATCTTGGTTCAATCCAGTCGATTATAACAACCAATCCAGGATTATATTATAACGATAATCCATACGTTGAAGTTTATGAGCCAGTAATTGCTCCAAAGCGAAAGCAAGATTATATTATAAACATTACAACACCTGTTACTCCCTTTATTGTAGGTGAAACAGTACAACAGGCAGTTCCTATTTCAGGAGTATCAACTCTTGCCACTGCAAACGTTAATGGTGGGTCATATGGCGCCAATGTGTTTACCTATGGTGAAGTTGTTTATCAAAGCAATAACACAGCAGGATTATTCCTTGCAAACACATTATCAACATTAGTCACAACAACAACAGGATCAACAGCTGCTCTTGCTGCTGGCCAGTATGTTTATATCGGTGCAAAAGATTTACGAGTAGTTAATAACGTAGTCAATACCACTGCATTTTATATAACACAAGCACCTTATACACAAAATGCAGCTGCTAACGTTCTCTCATTATCAGCAGCAGGTGCTGTCTTGTTGATCTCTGGTAATAATTTAACCACAAATACATTCAGCGGCACCTTTGTGACAACTAGAAATATTACAGGCCTTTCTTCAGGAACAACAGCAAATCTTGCAAGTGTTAGTACAGTGCCTGTCAATCTGTCTGCTCTAGGAAGTATTATTTCCGCAAACAGTACCGTTCTCAATGTCCGTAGATTATCACTCGGACAAGACTTTGTACCAACCTATGCAATTACAGGATCTCAGAGTGGAGCAAATGTTATAGTAACTGCGGTTGCTGCTAATACAATTTCTGCATTTTCTGGAGATAATGCCAATGTATATGCCAACACATTCTCCTCTAAGGGTACTGTAAAAACATTGACTGTACAATCTTCAGGATTTGGATATGTTAATGCAGAGTTGATCACCTTTACATCATCTGATAAAACACGTAGCGGCACAGCAAAAACAGGGTTGGGTAAACAAGGTTATGCCCCTGGGTATTATTCATCCACTAAAGGATTTTTAAGTGCTGATAAATACATTCAAGACAGCGATTATTATCAAGGATTTTCGTATGAGGTTCGATCTTCATTAGATTTGACTAAATATGCCGACATGATCAAAACAATTACTCATGTTGCAGGAACAAAGTTATTTGGTGCGGTTATTAAGAAGAACAAAATATCAACACCTGTAGTGATTGACAATTCAAATACATCTCCGATTATAGGCACATAAGATGGCGACAACACAACTTATTCCAAACAATTATAGACTTCATATGGCGAATCAGTTTGTTGAATCGTTCAATGAAGCTGCGAATACAATATACTATATGTTTTCTGGAACATCTGTACCTTTTTCAGGCGGCGTAGTTCCTCCTATTCTAGATACACCTAATGCAACTCAATTCAATGCATTTAATAATATGTTGTTCGGTAAGCATATTCGTTCTAGTGATGTATCCTTGATGGCATATTCTTATCCATGGACTAGCGGCACAACATACACAATGTATGATGATACAGATATCAATCTTCCTGATGAGCCATTCTATGTATATGTGTATCAGAGCAATACATACTACGTATTCAAATGTCTGTTCAATAATAATGGAGGAGTATCAACTCAACCTCCAACCTTTGCCGATACCTCAGCAAGCGACACATATTATAAGACTTCTGACGGATACATTTGGAAATACATGTATCAGATTGATTCTGCAACATTTAATAAATTTGCAACCAATCAATATATTCCTATTGTCCCGGATTCTAATGTAACAGCTAATGCAGTTTCGGGGGCTGTTGATATTATTGTAGTCCAATCAGGCGGGACAGGATACAATAACTATTTCTCAGGAAAATTCTACGCAGGTTCAGTCACTAATGGCACACAGCCTTTGTGTGTGCTTGCAAATACGGCATCTTCAGTTAATAACTATTATAATGGATGTTATTTGTATATCACCGGCGGCACGGGTGCAGGACAATACAAGAAGATTACATCACACTCAGCAAATAATCTAGGAACATATGTTACTTTAGATTCTGCATTTGCTTCTATTCCTGATAATACATCTACCTATGATATTAATCCTGCTGTTATTATTTTAAACAGTTCAGATACAGCGCCAACTACTATTGCAAGAGCCTTGGTAAATTCAAGCATTTCAAATAGTGTATATCAAATTCAAGTTTTGAACAGAGGTAAAGGTGTATATAATGCAGGTGCTTATGTTTACGCCTCTAACGCTGTAGGTGTCAGCAACACAGCTGTCATTCGTGTTATTGCCGGACCCACAGGCGGGCATGGAGCAAACGTATCAGCAGAATTATATTCTTCTCGAGTGGGTCTCAGTGTTAAGTTCTCAAATACAGAAAGCAGCACGATTCCTGCAGTAAATGATTATCAAACAATTGGTATTCTTAAAGATCCTTTATTTTCAAATGTGGTCTTTACTACAACAGGATTGAATGGCAGTTTTCAAGTTGGCGAAACAGTTACGCAGTCCCTTGCAAATGTGTCTGCCAACATAACAACGACTGCTACAGGTGTTGTTGTTGCAACATCCCCCGGAAGCTTGCAAATTACTAATGCATCTGGATCCTTTGTACTATCAACAAATAGTATCGTAGGAACAATTATTGGAAAAACTTCTGCTGCAAATGCTCAAATAAGCGCTATTCTAAACAATGGCGTTTCAAAATACTTCGAGACGTTTGTTCAAATGTATTCCTATGCAGGAAGCTACACAGGTGCTTATGCATTTACACCGAATGAAGTTGTGTATCAAGGAACAAGCAACACTACACCTGCTCCTGGTATACAAAGCATTGCAACTTCTAATGCTGTTTTCTTTTCAAACAACGGCGCAGGTACTCAGGTTTATTTAACTTCGAAGTTGGGACCTATTTACTCCTCCTCGACAATTCAAGGAGCTTCTAGCGGTGCAATTTTTAATATAAATACTTCCACAAGCCCAGATTTAGTTATGGAAAGCGGTCAAGTCCTTTATCTTGAAAACTTTGATGCTGTTAGCAGATCAGGTACGCAGTCTGAAACTATAAAACTTATTCTAGAATACTGAGGATTCGAATGCCTATTCAAACAGATCTAAGTGTTGCTCCGTACTATGATGATTTTAGTCAGTCAAATGACTATTATAAAATCCTCTTTAAGCCGGGTGTTGCAGTACAAGTACGTGAGCTTAACCAGCTTCAGACAATTTTGCAAAACCAAATCGAGCAATTTGGCGACAATATCTTTACACGAGGTACAATCATCAATGGGTGTAATTTTCATTACTACCCAACATATCCTTACGTAAAAGTTAATGATCTACAAGTAGACCTACTAGGTGCTGTAGTTAATAACTATGTAGGCCTCTATGCAAATAACAGCGCTAATTTAACAGCATACATTATGTCTGTTTCTAGCGGATATCAGTCTCAGGCACCTGATCTTAATACACTTTTTGTTCGTTATATCAACTCAGGTAATGACGGACAGCAAACAGCATTTAATGCACAAGATTCTTTAACTATTTTTGATTCAAATAATTCAATTTTTCAGACTAATGTTCCTGTGGGCGGTACGGGTGCAGGATTCAGTAATACCGATGTTGTTACATTCATGTCTGCTGTTACTGTTACAAACAGTACAAGCGTCTCAGCTGGACAAACACTTAATGATCCTGTTTCACTAGCCAATGCAGTTGTTACAGAAGTCAATGCTACGGCAATTCCTGGCAGCTTGGTATTGAAACTACGTCCATATGCTAATGCATTAACAAATGTTAATCAAACATCAACATCTTGGACATTTAATCCAGGCAACACAGTTCTTATTAATAATACCACATCTACACAGTTGTTGAGTATTATCGGATCAGGCGCTACAGGAACACCTGTTACAGATGCTTCTGGTAAAATTGTCAATATCATTATGCTCACTCAAGGTAATGGATATACTGTCCCTCCTTATGCGACAATTAAGACATCAAACTCAACAGCTACTGTTTCTTATCTATCATTAACTGCTCAGAATTATCTTTGCCAGCTTACAGTTGCTAACAATGCATCTGCTCCCATTGGATCAGGATATGCTTTTGGTGTTTCAGAAGGTGTCATTTATCAGAAAGGATACTTCCTATACGTTGCTCCACAAACTGTTGTAGTAAGCAAGTATTCAAATACTCCAGACGGCGTAGTCGTCGGATTCAATACTAACGAAGCGATTATCAATAGCAATATTGACACAAACTTACTCGATAATTCTGCTGGAACATTCAATGCACAGGCTCCCGGGGCAGATCGCCTCTTGCTTGCACCTGCATTGACAGTACTCAGCTCAGCAGCGTCTCAAAGCAATACTGAATTCTTCACTATCACTGCATTTTCACAAGGGCAGCCATATCTTCAGAACCAACAGACATCATATAGTGTTATTGGCGATGAGATGGCGAAGAGAACAAAAGACACAGCGGGTGACTTCGTTATAGATCCGTTTGTTGTATCAACAATTGTTGCTAACAATATAACTGCAGAAGCAAATACATTCCAGATTACAATTGATCCAGGATATGCATACATCTCAGGAAAACGAGTACAGACATTTACAAATTACGTATTGTCTGTACCACAAGGCAATACCACTACTGTAACCGATACATCTGTTGCATTGAATTATGGAAATTATATTCCAATTAATGAGCATGGCGGTGTATTTGATTACACCGTAGGTGATCTAGTTACGTTCTATGACGCACCTAAGCTTTATTTGTCAAATAGTGCCCACTGGTCGATTAGTAATACTGCACCTTTAGGAAACCCTATTGGTCGTGCTAGAATTCGTCATAAGGCATTAGTCCCAGGAAGTACTCCAGGAACCAATACAGCCACCTACAATCTTCATCTTTATGATATAGATATGAATCCTGGTGCCAATTTCAGAAATGCAAAAAGTGTGTATTACTCAGCGACCAATGGTACAGGATATACCGGCATTGCTGACATTAAAACAACAACTGATCCCACAACAAATACAGCTATCGCTGCCGTTGTCAATACTAATTCATCAGCGATGGTATTCGATCACGGCGCAAAGTCAACAAAAAACGCAAATAACATTACGTACACTTATAAAGACATACGTAGCACAAACACAGGCGGTATCATCACTGTCACTACAAATGGCAATGAGTATCACCCATATTCAAATAGTAGCACACTATCTGCTACACAAGAATATGATATCAGTATTATTCCTCTAGCGAATGTTCAAGCGTCTGCAAATTACTCAGGAACATTCGGAGTTACTGCTTCAAGCACTATTGTAACTGCTTCAGTATCTCCGTTGACTGTGCTAACAGCTGGTGATTATATCAAACTATATAGTAACTCAACAGGTGAGATTAAACGAATCACAAGTGTTATTAATAGCACCGCTTTCCAAGTGGATTCAACCACACTTAATACTAATGCAACCTCAAATGCTGTATTCTATCATCCTGCAAACACACACTATTCTATTCATAACAGAACAGACCGCTTTGCGAACGTTGATTCAAGCGGACAAAACCTAACTATTGTTTTGAATAAAGCAAATAGTTCAAGTTATTTTTCTTCTAATGTGAATGTTCGAGTTGAATGTCATATTAAGAAAATTGCTCCAACGCCATTAGTTAAAGTATCTAATCGATATACTTGGGTTAAACTTGATCTTGCAAATGTACAGCAAACAGCGTCCTTCACCGGCACGATAGCAAGCGGGAATTTGTGGATTACAAGCATTTCTTCAAACACAGGTATTGTTGCTGGTGAAACGCTAACAGCCAATATTACAGGCATCACAGTAGGTACAACTGTTTCCTCAGTCAATTCTACTGTTGTCGTTATGTCTGCAGCTGCAACAGGATCAGGTTCTGCTACAGTTAATGCATACACATCAAATACAACAGGCCCATGGAATTTGGGTGTACCGGACATTTATCGATTAAAGGCTGTGTTCTTAGATACTGTTAGTAACATTGTAGGGGCGACTGCGAATACAGGCACCGATGTGACCGGCCAGTTCTACATTGACCACAATCAAAACGTAGATTATTATAATCATGGATACTTGTATCTCAATCCAGGATCTACAACATCACTTACTACATCAACAGGATTGTTAGTTGCATTTGATCACTACACAAATGCTTCTGCAGGATTCTATGCAGGTAAGGTTTCGTATCCTGTTGATGACACACTATCATATGCAACTCGTAATGCAACGCAAACAGGCGGCAAGATTCATTCGCACGAAATTCCTGAATTGATGGGCAAAGACGGCGTGTATCGTGATTTGATTGACCATGTAGACTTCAGGCCTCGTGTACCAGCAACTGCCGCTGTATCTACAACAGTTACAGGTGCAACCATCAATCCTGCAGTATTAAATGCCAATACTCGTTTTGGTAATAGCGCAACGTTGACTACTAAGATTGGGTTCCCGGTCCCAACAAGCACATATACTTCAACACTTGAAAATTATTTGGGTCGTGTAGATCGTGTCGTTATCGATAAGAACGGCGTCATTTCATCTATTCAAGGTGTTTCAGGTGCTAACAATTTAGTTCCTCCTCCTGCTCCTGTTGATACAATGACTATCACGTTGCTATATGTTCCTCCGTATCCTTCTGTGCCTGCACAGTTGTCCTCAAATTATGCCTATATTTTAGATAAGGGTATTGCTAATGAGTCATTATTTTCAACAATGCGAGTTGAAGCACACACCGTTACTGTTCCGTCATTAACTATATCACAACAGAAAGAATATCAGCCTGTTGGATATACAATGAAGGACATTGCGAATCTTGAAGCAAGAATTGCAGCTTTAGAATATTATGTCACTCTAACAAGTCTCGAGCAAAATGTTAAAGATTTGACAATTCCTTCTTCAGTCAATAGCACACTAAACCGCTTTAAGTATGGATTCTTTGCTGATAATTTTACTGATTCATCATTTACAGATGTTGCAAATCCTGAAAATACAACAATAATTGTCAATCAAGAAGTTGTTCCTCAGCAGTTTGCAATTAATATTCCGCATAAAGTGAACTTAAGTAATACAGTGACTGTTTCGAATACGAAGGGTAAACATACTACTTTACCATATACACAAAAATTCCATACTGGTAGTAATGTTGCGACAAATAATGCAATTGCTACAACTACAACTCAAAAGTTGACCAATACAACAATAACAACAGTTACAACCAATACAGTTATTGTATCAACAGGCGGCTCAAATACAGTTGTATCAAATACAGTATCTACAACAGTATCTAATACAAGTATCTCTAATACAACATCGAATAATACCCCTGTTATATACACAGGCACAAGTACAGCGACTCCATCACATCCAATTCTTGAAACAGCACGAGTGAGTGCGCCGGCAGGTGGTGGGGGAAGCGGAGGATACTCAGGGTCAGGTGCAAGTTCGACTTTGTTTAGAAATTTACCAAAATAATGTACATAAATAATTAAAATATTCAGGAACAATATACGATGGCATCAACCACTACAGGAATTCTAGCTAATTCAGCCATTATTGGTGGATTTACAACACCCGCGGCTAGTCAAAATAACGTATACATAGCAGCTGCTCAGCAGTTTGTTATATCTGCACAAGGGCTACGTCCTACCACAAGACATTATTTTTACTATAATGGCGTTGATTCATCTACAAGTTGTCAAATATATGGAGGCCTTCCTGGAGATAATTTGCAGACAGATGCAAATGGAGCAATCACATTTACATATTATTATAACTCAGGCATTTTTAGCACTGCGACTTCATTATTAGCAACTCAAGATTTAAAAAATCGAGTCGCAGGAACCAAAAAAGCTGTTTTAACTAATAGTGATAACACTTCAAGTTGTTATGTGACATTACAAGTTTTGGCAGGTAGTGCTGTGTCTGATAATTTTGTAAGCACTCCTGTGTCTATCGTTAGTGGTTAAATCGAGGTTTAAATGTATATTTTAGCACAGACTTTTTATATTGATCCAAATGCAGCAGCAAATTCAACGTCTGTATTTGTCACAGGTCTCGATCTTTATTTAAAATCAAAACCGAAAGCAACTAAAAATCGTTCAGGTATTTCTAATCCTGGATTGCATATTTCTATTTCTGATACAAATTTAGATGGTAGTCCAAATTTTACTTCTATATACGCCGAATCACATCTAGATGTCCCATATTCAACGATTACTGCTGACACTAATGCTAATACAGCGACTTCGCTTACATTTAATCAACCAATCCCACTAGCATCAGGTAAAAAGTATACACTTCGAATTCAAGCGTATGATCCTGACTATGAATTATGGACAGGTACTGCAGGTAATCCTATCGTAGGAACTAATACAAAACTTGGCGGATTTTCAGCAGGATTTCAAGGTGCATTATTTGATTATGCATCAGACGGCACAGTAACACCTCGTGCTGCATCACAATTAAAACATGCAATATACATCGCACAATTTAGCGCGAATAATGCAACCTATGAATATGTTAATGAAGATCTGGAGTTTCTTACAATAACAGGACAGTCAAGCGAATTTGTTGGGGGAGACACTGTATTCACAAAATATGCTAATGTGTCCGCCCAAACAGTCCTTGCTAACAGCACAACAGTAACAGGTACCGGCACTACATTCTTAAGTACATTTACCAACGGCAGTTATATTGCTGTATGGGGCAGCGCTGCTAATAGTTTAACAGTGCCTATTGTTCGTCAAATTGTAAGTATCGCAAATAATACTTCGTTGACCATAGCTGAGCCGTATGCGAGTATTTGGCGTTTAAATACAGTTGCTTCGCCATATTTCAAGACACAAGTTGGTGTAGTGTATTCTGAAAATCAACATGTAAATACAATTTATTTAAAAGGCTCAACAGCAAACTCAACCTTGCGTTTCCAAGCAGGGCAGGTAATTGCAGGGTCTATGCAGGGCACGCAAGTTGGCGTCGATGGCGGATATGTACTGTCTATCAATGGCGGAATAACGGCGACAATTGTTTCTGTTGATAATCTTAGCGTGTCACAAGTACATCCTGAAATCGCTCTTAGATTACCCACTGGCGGTAAAGCGAATATTCAACACAGTCTTGCATACTATGACGGCTCTACCTACACAGTTTCTAATTCAAACTTTGTGGACATTGATAATTTAAAAACAACATCACTTACAAAATATAATTGTTTGATCATGTCTCGATCAAACGAAGTGGTTAATTCAACATACTTATATGACGGCAAATCTTCAATCAAGAAGATTACGCTTAAACAGGCTAATACATCTAACAGTGTATATACAGGTCCATATATTAACAATGAATTGCTTGGATTACATGTAGGCAAGTATTTAATTAACAATGATACAACAAATGAAGTTACTTTAACAGGTAAAGCATTATCAAAGCATATCACAACAAAGTTAACGTTTGATTCTGGTAAATCATCAGAAGGCTTGTTTGTCTATTTAACTGCGTTCCAACCTGCAGGCACGAGCGTACTTGCATATGCGAAGATACACAATACCAAAGATAGCGATGCCTTTGATGACAAGGAATGGACACAGTTAGTCACTGTCAATAACACAGGTGGTCAGGTTAGTACAACTGCTGCAAACAACTATGTTGAGATCGACTTTGGGTTGCCTAGTCAGCCTCCAAGTTACAATGTTGCAGGTGTGGTGACTACAACTGCTAACAGCACAACAGTAACAGGTTCCGCAACGAATTTTGGTACAGACATTTTAGTCAATGATGTTGTAAAAATATATTCTTCAACAGCACCTAATACCAACTACTTTATTGCGACTGTTGCATCAATTGCAAATACTACCCAGTTGACGCTCAATTCACCTGTAGCAACTAACACTGTTATTAATGGTAGCGGGTTCTACATTGATAAGATTTCAGACCCATACCAAGCATTTATTAATCCACAAAATAGTAATGTGGTTCGATACTATGGATCGGATCTAACTGAATACGATACATTCGATACAGCGCAGTTTAAGATTGTTCTTCTATCGAATAATGTCAATATTGTTCCTAGAGTAAACAGCTTGAAAGCCTTGGGTGTTAGCGCATAATGAGTGCTCAAAATGAGTTTATTCCAACCAGCATTCCAGGATTATTCAGGAATGTAAATACAGGTGCCATCATAAATAGAAATGATGCAGAATTAACCCAATACATGAATGAGCGTAGTAGACTTTTACAGCAAGAAAGTATTAACAGAAAGGTTAATGAATTAACAGAAGCTGTAACAGATATTAAAGAAATGCTAAAGATTTTAATGAGTACAAAAAATGGCAATTAACCAATCACAAATATCTACAGCAACTGACACGTTTAATGATTGGGTCACAAAGACTAATCAGATCGCCGCTAATCTCAGTTCGTCTATCGTCACAGCTAACAGTGCAACAGGGGTTACAACAGGTAATGCATATGTCAATGGGGTATTCTCTGCTAACACCTTAGCGATTGTCTCAGACATTCGTGGGGGTACAGTTAGTAGCCCGGCAACATTGAATATCAGTCAAGCATTTGTAAGCAATAGTATTGTTCTGCAGTTAGGCGGAGCAGCTTCGTATGTTACAGCAGCTGCGAACCAAATTGTAGATTCTTATAGTCTTTCAACCTATAGAAGTTCTAAGTATGTTCTACAAGTGAACAGCGCTTCTGGGTATCAATCAACAGAAATTATGATGATGCATGACGGCACTAATGCATACATTACAGAATATGCTACATTAACATCAGCTGGAACAATTGCAGTATTCTCAGCAAATATCAGCGGCGGAAACATCAATTTACTTATTACACCGACACCTTCTGTGTCAACTGTGAGTTTTCAACGAATTGCAATTGCAGTATAACATAAATAGGTATTAAGATGGCTGCAAAAGCAAATATAATCGTTGATCAAGCTACAACATTTAATACCGAATTAAACTTGACCAATGACGCCGGAAACGCCTTGGATCTGACTGGATATACAGCTCAGGGTCAAGTTCGTAAGTGGTATACTTCGTCTAATGCAGTTAATTTTGCAATTTCGATTCCTGAACCAACGTCTGGAATCATTTATTTGTCTCTTGATGCCAATACAACGGCAAATCTTTATTATGGACGTTATGTATATGATGTAGTAACCATCGATGGTACTGGACATGTGACTCGAGTAGTGGAGGGGATTTTAACCGTAACACCAGAAGTCACTCAGGTAACCTAATGGCTATTAATGTTAATGTTCAAAATGGACTAGGAAACAGCAACATTCGTGTGAATACAACTCACACTGCTCGTGTTAAACTCTCCAATTCTCCAGGAATTACTAACGCTCGAGTTTCAGAAAATCTCGGGTTTAATCCTGTTCGATTTACAACAAACGCCAATCCTATTGTTATTAGAAATGAAGCGCTATTATCAGCTAGCAATTTGCGTGACTTGCATGATGTTGTGATGTTAGATAAGGCTGATGGAAATACACTAGTATACAATGCGGCAGATGCCACATTTATATTAGAAACTCCAGACCATTTAAACTTAAACATTGCAAATATCGATGGTGGTAGCTTCTAATGGCAAATACAATTGTACAAATTCGCCGCAGTAATACGGCATCATCACCAGGCACTGTACTTGCTGCCGGTGAGTTAGCATATTCTTATAACTCAAATAACATCTATGTTGGTGCTCAAACCGGCGTAGGCACCGCAGGATTTGTTATCGGTGGTGCAAAGTTTGCTTATGTAAACCAAACAACAGGCCCAGGTACACAGACCGCTAATGCGACTGTCATTCTTGATGCCAACTCATTCGTATCAAACACATTCACAACAGGCCTTGTTGTACAAGGAACATCGTCTACAACGATTCCTGTTGTTGTCAGTTCAATATCCAATACAGCAAACTCATCTGTTCTAGGTGCTAATACCAGTGGCGGCGGATCAGGCTTAGAACTTGCAACCACTGCAGCGATGGTACAATACATTGGTGGGCGTACTGGGGCAGCGGTCGGCGCCAACGGAAACTTCTTATTTAATAATTCGGGCATCACAACAGGTGCCACGAACTTTAATTATGACTATACCACCGGCGCAATGACTGTTGGTAATACCTCAATTAACGTTCAGATGGGATATCTCTCTGGCAACAACCAGATGATGCACTGGCATGGCTCTGCAAACAGTTATGTTCAGGTCATGCTTCAAAATGCTAACAATGGTCCTAATTCATCTGCAGATTACATTGTTGAAGTCGATAACTCAACCGATACTGCATACTATGTAGACTTAGGTCTTAATAGTTCTACCTGGTCAAACGCTGCATGGACAGTTAGCGGCGCTAATGACGGATACTTGTATAATGCCAACGGCGCAATGTCTGTTGGTACAGCATCTGCCAAGCCTGTTACATTCTTTGCTAACGGCACGCTAGCAGTTAATGAAGTTATGCGTATTGATGCAGGTGCCAACGTTGGTATCGGCAATACAAATCCTAATGCAAAGTTGGCGGTCACAGGTTCAGCAAATATTTCAGGTCTTGTCACATTAGGTGGCAATACCATTTTCAATGGCAACGTACAAATTGGTACAGCGGCACTTGCAGTTGGATTATCTGCTAACGGATCATACGGATCAGCAGGTCAAGTTCTTGCATCTAATGGAACGTCCGTCTATTGGGCTTCTGGTGCATCAGCAACTCCTGGTGGTGCCAACACACAAATTCAATTTAATAGCAGCGGTACGCTAGGCGGCAGTGCTGGGTTCACATTTACGACTACGTCCAATAACGTAGCAATCGCCAATAACCTTAACGTCAATACAGTCAGTGTTACAACCAACACACAGGTCGGTTCTAACGTTACTGTTAATACGACAGCGTTTTCTATCACTGGCAACTCAACAGTATCTACAGCGACTGTTACAACCGGCAACATTGTTTACGGCAACTCTAGCGTAACTAATGCACCTATTATCACGCTACAAAATAGCACATCAACATCGAATTTAACATCACTTGCATTGACCTTAGGTACTGTTGTTGTTAATACAGTAGGCTTGGCTGTAGGTTCTAACGTTACAACTAATGTGTCTGCCTTTGCAATTGCAGGTAACTCAACAGTATCCACAGCGACTATCACAACCGGCAACATTGTATATGGTAACTCAAGCGTAACTAATGCGCCAATCATTACATTACAAAATAGCACATCAACTTCTAACCTAACGTCACTTGCCTTGACAATTGGTAGTACGGTTGTCAATGCGGCTGGCTTGACTGCAACACTTGCTGTTGCTAACCTGTCAGGTTCATATGCTAATATCTCAGGTCAGGTCAATGCTGCTACATTATATCTACAAACATCTGCTAACGTAGGTAGTAACGTACAACTTACGACCTCTACATTAACACTAGTAGGTAACACCACAACTCAGCCGACAATCAACGTAACCACTAGTGGAACAACTGCAGGATTGATTGGCGGCAATAGTTCAATCACAGGTGCTCCTGTTGTATTGTTACAGAACAGTTCATCACAAGCAAATTTAACATCAGCCACATTGGCGATTGGTACATCTGTAGTTAATAGTACAGCGATAAGTGTTGGTACAGCAAACGTTACTACTCTTAATGTGGGTACTGCTTACATTACAACAGGTCTTGCTGCTCCTTACGTAAACGTATCAGGCCAAGTTAATACAGCAACACTATTCGTCACAACCTCTGCAAACTTAGCATCCTCTAACGTTTACGTTAATACAGCAGGTATCTGGGTAACCAATACGACAGGTATTGTAAATTCTGCCGTATTCCAGGTTGGTACAACGTTTACTGCTAATGCAACCCTTGTTAATGCGGCAGCAATCAACGTAGTTAACCAAACAAATACAGCGACATTGTATGTTACTACAACTGCTAACGTAGGTAGTAACGTACAGCTTACAACATCAACCTTAACGCTTGTAGGTAATAGTACAACAGTTCCTACAATTAATTTAACAACATCAAGCAGCACATCAGGATTGCTTGGCGGCAATAGTTCAATCACAGGTGCGCCGGCTGTTTTATTACAGAACAGCACGTCACAAGCAAACCTAACATCTGCTACATTGACGATTGGTACCTCTGTAGTTAATAGTACAGCGATGGCGATGGGTATTGCTAACGTCACGACACTTAATGTGGCAACAGCGTATGTTACAACTGCTCTTCAAGCGGCATATGCTAACGTCACAGGACAAGTTAATACAGCGACGTTATTCGTTACAACATCAGCTAACATTGCATCGTCTAACGTCATTGCAAATACAGCTGGTGTGTTCGTAGCGAACTCAACAGGTGTGGTCAATGCCGCCGTACATAGCGTAGGCACCGCATTTATTGCTAACAGCACAGCGGTTACCTTTACGGGTGCTAATATTGTTGCAACGTCTGGTTACTTGTCTATTCGTGATATTCTTGCTACAGGTAACTTGACTGTACAAGGTACATTGACAACGATTGATACAACCAATTTGCAAGTCAAGGATAACTTGATTCAACTTGCAGATCAACAAGCATCTACCGTAACATTCACGGATGCTGTTGATACAGGCATCTATCAAGCAACAGGTAATACACTTAATACGTTCTACTCTGGTATTGCTCGTATTGCTGCATCATCATCTAATACGAACCCATATTATAAACTTTTTGCAACAGGCACTGCACCTGGTACAACAACCATTGATACAGGTGCAACTACAGGTACATTGCAAGCATACTTGTTACCCTATGGCTCAGGTGGCGTCTTTGTTGCTAACTCACTCACAGTCACAGTAACTGCAAACTCAACAGTCAATGTCAATCTAACTGCGAACTCATTATCATTAAGTACAGCGTTAGGTGCAACATCAGGTGGTACAGGTACAGGAACTTACTCTGCTGGTGACTTGCTTTATTCTTCTGCAACTAACACATTGTCAAAATTAGGTATCGCTGCAAACGGCAACGTGTTGCAGGTTACAAACAATTTACCTGCTTGGGGTGGCGTGGACGGCGGCACGTTCTAGACACACGCTATTATATAAATACTCTAGTGATATCTTGTTTACTGGAGTATTTTATGGAAAAGTATGGATTCATTTACGTTTGGTTTGACAAGCAATACAATAGATTTTATGTTGGAAGGCATTGGGGTCATATAAATGATGGGTATATCAGCAGTTCGAATAGTATGCGAGAAGCTCATCGCCGCAGGCCAAATGACTTCAAACGTAGAATAGTTTCTCGTATAGATACCAAAGAAGCTTTAGTCATTGAAGAACAGCGTTGGCTTGATATGATAAAGCCAGAAGAATTGAATAAAAAATATTATAATAAAACTCAAAAAGCTACTACTCCGTCTACTTTAGGATATAATCACTCCGATGAAACTATACAAAAAATAAAATTAAATAACATAGGCAAAATTAGATCAGAATCAACAAAAAATAATATTAGCAAAGCTTCTATAAAACAATTCTCTGATCCTGAACAAAGAAAAATTCTTAGTGATAATGTAAAAAATCAATGGCAAAATCCTGAGTATCGCCAACGTCAAATTGATGCACATAAGGGAAAGCCATCAGCAAGAAAAGGTGCAACTGTTTCTGAAGAAACAAAGCAAAAGCTCAGAGAAAAACGAAAACTGCAAGCACCTATGTCTGATGAAACTCGCCAAAAATTAAAAGAAAAACAACTAGGTACTATTTGTGTTAATAACGGGATTATAAATAGATATGTTCCTGCTACTATATGTATGCCTGCAGGATTTGTAAAGGGTAAATTAAAAAGGTATAAATAATGGATATGAGTGGCGAATTTATTAATGTGTACATTGAAAAGATGAGAGCGGTCATTAGTGAAATGCAAAGTAAGTTATTACTTCTGGAAACAGATTTACACTTTAAGACAAAAAAAGTAGAGGAATTACAGACGGCGCTAAATAGTGCTGTCGCAAAAGCACAGAAACCCAATAAAAAGGTGACTGAAGAATCATTTTAACCTTCCGTATATACGGATTGACTAAGGTGCCATATGGCAAATACAGCATTACAGGTATTGCGAACCTCTACATCAGGTAGAATTCCTAACACCACTGCAACATACGCAACCAATTCTGCCTACATCGGTGCAGGTGGGTTAGCGCTAAATATGGCTGATGGCGTTCTGTTCAGCAGTAACGGAACATCAGGCAATTTATTCACTGTCGGTCAAAACAGTTATAGCTATTATGCTTCTAATGGACTTGTTACTATTGTAGGTCCGTCCACAAATGCTGCTAGGTCAATTTATACGGGATATGGTCAAGGTATTGGCGGCGGGTTTGGAGTTTTGGCTGCTGCAAATGGTACTGGATTTGGAATTTATTTAAATTATAATGCATCGGGCAATAAACAATTAATATTTGCCGATCCCGATAATTTAAATTCAAATGTGATACGAATTGGCGTAATTAGTGGCGCTATATCAATTGATTCTCTTAATAGTTCTGGAGGCGGAACATCTGCAAATGTTGTTTTTGGTTCAGGTATTATTGTTCAGCAAGGTGTATACGCTAATGATGGCAATCAGTCATATTTTAGCGCCATTAATGCTACAGGTAATATTAACGCTGCTTCATATACGACTACCGGCATCACAATAAATGCTACTGCTATTGTTCCTACATCAAATAGCTCAGGGCAGACATTAGGAAATACTATTTCCCGATTTGTTCTATCAGCAAATACAATTGATGCTACAGGTGCAATCACAGGCACTACTATTTCTGGTACAGTAAACGTGAGCATTGGCAGTTCTGCTAACTTGACGTTTGCTTCTGGTGCCAAAATCATTGACTCAACAGCGTCACAAGGCACAGCAGGTCAAGTGCTCACATCAAATGGTACGGGTAATGTTTATTGGTCGACTGTAGCTTCTGGTTCAACAAACGTTGCTGCACAATACACTTGGACAAACACTCAAACTTTTAGTAATACAATTACGTTTTCTTCTACAGCAGCGTCAGGCAATGCTACGTCTGGTGCAATTCAAGTGACTGGCGGCGTGGGTGTTGCGAATAACGTATATGTTGGCGGCCGTGTTGGATTTTCTAACTCAACAAACATCAGTGTAGTATATCAATATTATAATTCAATAACAACCAGTTTAGACACGGTGTTTGGATAATTTGTAATGGCTGTTTTTATTACACCAACTCCACTTACTTGGGTTACTGTTGGCACAACTCAATGGGTCACATATAATCTATCAGGTATTGTTCCGTCTAACGCAACAGGTGTTATTCTCAATTACGGACAATCCGCCGGCACCCAAAATATTATTTTAGTCCGTTCTACAGGATCGACTTTTTCAGCATTACCTGGCGCTGTAACTGGAGCTTCTGAACAAACTGTATTGTATTCTGGTATCGATAGCAATTTAAATATTGAAGTTTATACACAAGCTAGTGCAACCAATTCATTATGGGTGCTCGGATATTTTACAAGTTATGATGGAGGTCTTTTTACAAATCCTATTCAGCAATCAGCAACAACGTCTTCTACTTGGACAAGTTATGATTTTTCGGTGTATGGCTCAACAACTGCAGTTGCAGCCATCATTTATTTGCCTTATTACAATGGTGCTGTTCGCATAAATGGATCAACAGATACTTTTGGTAATGGTAATGAATCTGCTCCTGGCGCTAGATATCATATTGTTGGATTAGATGCGTCAAAGATTTGTCAAATATTCACCTCTGGTTCGCAACTTCCTTATTTGGTAGGATTCATCACAAGTGGCTTTGTTTGGAATACAAACGCTATTTTGCGTACACCATCTACGGCAGGATCATTTCAGCCATTGACGGCACGATCAAATGCAATTGGATATTTGTATAACCTCAATTCACCTACAACAAAATACAATTATAGCTTATGTTCTACTGCCGTTTCAGGATATGCACCCAATTTAGCAAATCCTGGTCAGTTGACTGGTCAAATGCCTTCAGGAGGTGCACAAGCACAAATCAACATTCAAAATACAGCATTAGCTGTTTATGAATTAGGATATTTCACAGGCCCATCTGTTAATACTCGAGGCATTAATTTTCGGAATTCGTTGGCGTATGTTACCGACCCTACGGGTACAGTAGGATTTCCAGGCAGGGGCGGCGGTCAATTTAATCTTCTTCCGTATCCGTATTCAGTCACTCCCAATGGAGACACATTTAATTGTGGGTGGGATGCGATTGTTAACAATGAAGATGGCGCCCGAGATCGAGCCGTTAATACGGGTGTTGCAGCAGAATTATCAGGTATAAACGCTGTTACTGCAACAGGATCTCCAGTTGGAATCCGTGCGTTTTCAATTCAATTACCCTCTGCGGGAACGTATTTAATTTGGTTGGCACTGGGTGACGGAGCAGGAGGAAATGCATCAACATTTCCTGGAGGATCAGGATGTGGAATTTACGATGGTGGCACAGTAGGCGGTGCGTATAATTCTGGTGGTGAAAAATTACTACGTTCATTAGAGTATGGGACGACTACATCATCAACATGGTTTGATGCAGCAGGAAATTTACTTAATCAATCACAATGGACTGCAAGCAATGGCGGCACAGGTGGCGGCACCCCTGTTGTTTGTACGTTTCAAACAGCCGTATGTAAATTAGTATTGGGCAATATCAATGGCTCAGGCGGCGGCGCTGTCGCCCACTTAAGAATTCAGCAAGTTAGTAGTATATTAGTTAATACTCAAGTTGTAACGAGTTTAAGAAATACTGGGAATTTGCTAACAAACTCAAATATTCCATTTGATGAAAATGCATTGTACAACGGCAGTTTATCATTTGACACTACAACATATTATAAACCGTCAACTACTATTGCAACAGTGTCTGGTGACTTTACTCTTGAAACTTGGGTTTATCCTTTAAGTTATGCTGATATGATGGTTGCATCAAGTGACATTGACAGTAATTTACAAATTTTTAGAATTAATCAAAGCGGGAATCTTGGCTCAGTTTCAGTTTATAATAACGGAACTCAAATATTTAATAATGTAGGTACTTCTACAATACCAGGTCAGTGGACTCATCTTGCTTGGGTGAGAAGCGGCACAACAAATACTCTTTATATTAATGGTGTTTCATCAGCAACTTTTACAAATAGCACTGCTTTTAACTTTAATATAATAGGAACATTTGGGTTTAACGGCGCTATTGGGTATGGGGGGAATGCTTGGTATAACGGATACGTAAAAGATTTTAGATTAACCACATCAGTAGTGTATACAGGCAATTTCACACCGCCTACTTCTGTTCTTAGTAAGTTAGCTAATACTATTTTTTTACTTAATGTGACAAATTATTATAATAGATTTTATGACGCTGCATTAGGTGCAACAAATATAAAATCTCCATTAATTGGATCCCCTCTTCCAGATTTTTCTCCCAATTCGCCGTACACATTAGCAACTCCCACACCACAATCAAGAATAACTCAAAATGAAGTGGTTTATAATACGTTAGACGAAATTACAACTACTGGCGGGGGTGTGGCAAGTCGATTGATCAATACAGGTACAATGCAAGTCTCTGGAATATTTGATGAAGTAACAGGAATTCCTACTACCAGTACAGTATATGTTACATCTGCAGTGCAAATACAAAATACGTATACACACACGATACCTGCGGGGTATCGTGTTATGGTAATAGAAGCGTGGGGCGGAGGCGGCGGGCAAGCTGGCGTTGTTGATAATAATGGCGGGAATAGTCCTGCAAGTAATTTTCAAGGCGGCTGTGATCCTGGGGCTGGAGGATATTGTAGAACTATTCTCACTAATGCAGCTTCTTTGGCAGGATTGACTTTATCTGTCACTGTTGGTGGCGGCGGTACTGGTCAAGGTGCTGGAGGAACTTCATCTGGATTAGTCGGGAATACAACAACGGTATCGAGTGGTACTGCTACAATCACCACGATGACAGCAGGCGGTGGTGGCGGCGGTATATTTGGTTCAAATTATGGTGCATCAGGTGGAACGGCAAGTGGAGGAAATGATGCAAATATTCTTGGCGTAAATACCTCGGGAGTTGCCTTTGGATACAATACTCCTTTAAGTTCAGATGGGCAAGTTGTGCCTACTGGAATAATGTACACACCCAATCTAGGAGTTGTTGGTTACTACGGAGCACGATATGGATCAGCTGGTAGAGTTCTTAGAAATTTGACTGGTGGAGGCAATTACGGCACAATTACTGATGGCGGAGATAATGGACAAACAGGAGCAGTAGTGATTAGCTACTATTAATAAAATGCCTATATTTCCCGCTTACAAACACTGGATTGAATTAATACCGACTGAGGGTGTTATTGTCTTTAGATTATATACGATAGACACCAATACGAATATTCTGGTCACTGAGGACTATACTATACCAAATCCTCCATATAATTTTGACGGCGATATACACAAATATATTGATACAAATTTTGACATGGTTGCTGCACAAGATAAAAATATTGTGAGATTGCAAAAATGATTTATTCTGCTGAAAAATCAGTTGCTGTATTTTTAAATCCTAAAACTGGCACAAACAGTTTGATTGATTGTTTTCAAAATACTGCATTTACATTTGATATGTGTGCTCATAATCATATGACCCATGATCATTTTACAAAAAAATATAGTTCTGAGTTAACCAATACTAAGATGTTTTGTTTTTATAGAGATCCTGTAGAAAGAATGTTATCGATGTGGAATTATATAAGAACTACTCCTGGGCATTTAGTCAAGATGTTACATTATTTTTATGGCAATCAATTTAAAATCTCTCATTTAAATCGAGATCCTTTTCAAACATTGTCTTTAGAAATACAAGACGCTTTAGCAAGAATTAAAATTATAGATTTCTTAGAAAGCAATTTTAAAGAAAAAGTATCTCCAAATTGGCCGTTATTATATCCTCAACGAAATTGGCTTGATTTTGATAATATGGAATTATTGTCTTATGATGATTTTGATGTGGGAGTTACATCGATTGCAGAACAATTGGGTATTAGTGATTACACATTAAATAAATTAAACACTAAAAAAATTATACCAAATGATCCTGTAATCACTCAGGAAGAGATTGATTATATAAAATCATATTCAGAAGAAGACTATGATTTTTTTCAATCTAAGAATATTTTGTAAACGAATAGGTAAGAATTATGGCAAAACTACAGTCAAACACAACAGTATATGGAAATCTTGTTGTGCAAGCTACAATCAACGCTGCAGCGATCGACATTACGGGACAAACAAATACAGCGACGTTCTTTGCAACTACTAGTGCTAACGTAGGTGGCAATAATCAAATCAATACAACAGCATATGTTATTACTGGCAATTCGACTACTGCACCTACATTAACAATTTCTTCTAATAGCACTGTTGGTGTTGTTTATGGAAACAACTCGATTACTGGCGCACCTTCTGTATCATTACAAAATAGTATTTCTATTGCTACCATAACTTCACTAACAACTACATTAGGTAACAGTACAGTAACTAGTGCACCTTTAGTTCGTCTTCAAAATAGCACTACACAAGCAAACCTAACTTCTGCATCATTGATTATTGGTAGTACTACTGCAAATACTCTAGGTGTGTTTACTCCATTAGTAACAGCGAATATGACAGGCACTTATGCTAACTTATCTGGTCAGGTCAACGCTGCTACATTATATTTGCAGACATCTGCTAACGTAGGCGGTAACGTACAGCTTACAACATCAACTTTAACCTTAACAGGTAATAGCACAACAGTACCTACTATTAACGTAACAACATCAAGCAGCACATCAGGATTGCTTGGCGGCAATAGTTCAATCACAGGTACTCCAACAATATCATTACAAAACAGCGTTTCGATTGCTACACGAACTTCATTATCAACTACATTGGGTAATAGTACAGTAACAACAGCACCTTCTGTATTATTACAAAATAGTACGTCACAAGCGAACTTGAATTCAGCTCAATTATCAATCAATACTATCAGTGCTACTACTAACGGTGCTACAATCGCTGCTGCCTCATTCAACGTAGGCAATACTACTGTTAATACTCAGATTATTCCAAACTCATTAGTTTTACGTGCTAACAGCACAGCACAAACAACAATTACGGGTACAACATTTTCAAGTAATACAGGAACTGTGTCAGGAATGTGGACTAATCTCCCTGGAGCATTAATCATGAACTGGGGAATTGTTGTTGCTAACAGCATAGGATCAAATACAATTACATTTGGTAATGCATATGTCACTAACGCATATTCTGTCATTTGTACTCCAATTAGTAACTCAACATCATTTGTAATTGCTCACGCAAACAACATTACAAAAACAGGATTCACAATACAATGTGGCAATACATCTGCCCTCAATAATACAGGTATTTCTGGTGTTTATTACTTTGCAATAGGCGCCTAATGAATTTATTTTTATATAAATAGACTGTATCAGACACTATCTATGGGGAAAGGGAACCTGGAATGTCAACGACAAATACTTCTTTTTATGTAAAAAATGGTCTAAACGTCAACAACGGCCTACTCTTTGCTAATAACGGCAAAGTAGGTATCGGCAATACGACCCCAGATGCTGTACTCACAGTAACTGGAACAGCCAATATTCAAGGTGCTGCGGTTGTTACAACAACCCTGGCATCTGGCAACCTAACAATTACTGGGTTCGCCAATGCAACAACTAATGTCACAGCACCTAGCTTCTACGGCAATGTCTTTGCAACTACGGTCAATGCTACAAGCAACGTAGTAACCACTAACGTCTATGCAACCAATGTCAATGCGAATACATTTGGTATTCATACCGGTAATGTATCAGGTGCTGTAGTAAATGCATCAGCTAATATCAATACAGCCACACTTTACGGAAACGTAATTGCTGGTACTATTAACGCTACAAGCAACGTAACTACTGTTAATGTGTATGCCACACTAGTAACTTCGAATGTTGTTGCAACCTATGTTAATGCAACTGCTAACGTCAGTACCCCTACATTATATGGTAATGTCATTGGTACGACTATCAATGCAACATCAAATGTTATTACAACGAATGTGTATGCAACAACCATTAATGCATCTTCAAACGTTATTACAACCAACGTCTACGCTACAAACGTTAATGCTAACACATACGGTATTCATACGGGCAACGTATCCGGCGTAACAGTTGCAGGGTCTGCTAACGTCACAGCGCCAAGCTTGTTCGGCAATGTCTTTGCAACCTATGTCAATGCAACAGCAAATGTTATTGCACCGACAGTATATGCCAACTTAGTTTCAACATACGTCAGTGCAACAGCAAACGTAACAGTAGGTTCTAACGTAATTGCTAATACAACAACAATATCTGTAAGTAATTCTACAGCGTATTCAAACATGGCTGCTGGTACATTAAGTATCACAGGACTTGCAACAGTTGGTAACGTCACAGCAAACGTTGCTACTGTGACCACACTCAATATATCAGGTATAACACAAGCATTAAATACCGTATATGTCGGAAATGTTGGCGGCAACAATGCAGATTTATGGGTCTATGGTAATTTGCACGTATCCGGACAAACAGTAACAACTGGAGCGACTTCCTCTAACGGCAACTACTTACCTTCTTTAGACAATTCGTTTAATTTAGGTAATCCCGGAAGCACATGGCAATCATTGTATGTTCAAAATGTGTTTGCAACAGCAAGCCTTTATGCGACAACGGTTGTTGCTAATCTTGCTGTTGGCACCATCAATGCAACATCTAACGGATTAACAGCCAATGCTAACATGCTTCGAGTGGGCAATAGTTCAGTTTACGTTAATGTGGTCCCTGGTGCTATCTATACAACATCAAACGTAGTAACTACGAATGTCTATGCAACACTAGTCACAGCCAACGTCTCAGCGGCAGTCATCAATGCAACAACATCAATTGGTGTCGGCGGCAACACAATCAATACAACCGTGTGGACAGGCTCTGCTTCCTATCTCGGCGGTGTGGCTTCTGCAGGATATGTTAATACCTCAGGCAGTTACACACTAACAGGTGTATTGACCTTTGGTAACAGCATCGCCAATTCAACAGTTAATTCTACACTATTACAAGTATCTAATGGAACAAGCACAGCAAACCTATCACCGCTATCATTAACCATCGGATCTGTTGTTTCTAACTCAAGTGGATTCTACGGACTCCTCACAGGAAACGTCACAGGCAACACAGTAATAGCGAGCGCTAACCTTAATACAAATAGTGTATATGCTACTAACGTCTATGCCACAACAGTAGCAGCCAACGTTACAGGCATTCTCACAGGTAACGTAGTTGCGGTTAACGTAGCAACAACTACAATGAATGGTAACGTAGCGGCAATCACTATTAGCTCAACAGCCAACGTAAGCACTAACAGCGTATTTGCTACTAACGTTAATGCTACAACCACAACATCTAACGTAGTAGCAGTCACGGTTAATGCTTCAAGCAACGTAATCACTGCTAACGTTTATGCAACAACACTCAATGCAACCACATTAAATTCTAATGTAGTAGCTGCTACAGTTAGTGCATCTGCTAACGTCACAGTAGGTGCTAGTGTGTTTATGAACACAACTGTTGTGTCTGTAGGTGGTAATACAATTAACGCCACAACCTATAGCGGTACGGCATTGACTGCTAATAATGCATCTTACTTGGGTGGTGTTATTTCATCGTCTTACGTAAGCACCACAGGTAACTTCACGGTTGCAGGTACTATCGGGTATGGCAACTCAACAGTTAATGCATTATCCAATTCAGTCCTCTTCCAACTTTCAAATAGCACGAGTGTTGCAAACCTAACACCTCTTGCATTGACCATTGGATCTGTTATTTCTAACTCAAGTGGGCACTACGGGCTCTTGACAGGAAACGTGACAGGCAATACTGTTATTGCATCTGCTAATCTCAATACAAACAGTGTGTATGCTACTAATGTGTATGCTACAACTGTTGCCGCAAATGTTACAGGTATCTTAACTGGCAACGTCAATGCAGTTAACGTAACAACTACAACAATGACAGGTAACGTAGTTGCTATTACAGTCAGCTCAAGTGCTAACGTAAGCACTAACAGCGTATTTGCTACAAACGTCAATGCTACAACAGTCACTGCTAACGTCACAGGTATCTTGACAGGTAATGTCAATGCAGTTACAGTTAGTGCGACAACAGTTACTGCAAACGTCACAGGTATTTTAACTGGCAACGTCAATGCAGTCAACGTAGCAACAACTACAATGAATGGCAACGTGGTAGCAACGACAGTTAGTGCAACAACAGTCACTGCTAACGTCACAGGTATTCTCACAGGTAACGTAGTCGCTGCTACAGTTAGTGCATCTGCTAACGTTACAGTAGGTGCCACTGTGTTTATTAATACTACGGCAGTTTCTGTAGGCGGCAACACAATCAATGCTACAACCTATAGCGGATCTGCATTAACATCTAACAACGCTACATATTTTGGTGGATATACTTGGGCTGCTCCATCAGCATTGGGTGCAACCACTGCAAATACAGGTAGATTTACTACATTAACAACGACTGGCAATACATCGCTTGGTGCGAATATTGTTATTACGTCTACCGCGGGTGTGAGTGCAAACGGATCTTATGGTTCAGCAAACCAAGTATTAACTTCGAACGGTACCGCTGTTTATTGGGGGACAGGTGCATCGCTTAGCCAGACATATACTGCAGTAACAGGTGCCGGAACAACCGCAGTCAAGTTTACTCGGTATCATCTAGATAGTACGGGTGGCCCATTTACAATAACCTTGCCCTCATCTGCTGCAGCGGGTGACTGGGTACAATTTATTGATGCAGGTCAAGTTGCAGGATCAAACAATATTACAGTAGCGCCAAATTCACTTAATATTGAAAACTCAACAGCCAGCCTTGTAATAAATATCAACCGAGCTGCATTCTATCTTGTTTATAATTCTACGTATGGGTGGGTACTAGCATGACATTACTTTCACAACTGGTTGGTGGCACTAATGCACTTCAAGTTACCACATATACTTCTGGTAGTGGCACATTCACTCCTTTAGTCTCTGGCGGATCATTCTGCCGTATCACCCTTGTTGGTGGTGGCGGAGGCGGTGGCGGTGGGAGTACTAGTATTTCACAAGGTGCTACTGGCGGAGGTGCTGGTGCTACACTAATGTACTGGCAATATGTTACTGCAGCTACTAGTTACACAGTAGGTGCTGGTGGGTCTGGCGGAGCCTCACTCGCTAATGGAACCGCAGGTGGAACAACAAGTTTTGGAACACTCGTTGCACCTGGCGGCGGAAACGGATCAAAAGGTGTTGCCAGTGCACCTTCTGCCCAAGGCGGGGGAGCAGCTGCAGTTGCCGTTTCACAAGTATCATCTACAAATGCTTCAGGAGTTTTTGCTGGTAGCACAAATATAGTTTATACAGGATTTCAAAACAGCATTGGCGGATCAAGCGGTGGCGGCAGCGGAGCAGTTCCTACAGCTTCAGCAGCAACAGCAGGTTCTGGATCTGCTCCTGGATTTGCAGCAGGCTCAGGTAATGGAAGTGCTGCAGGTGGTACGTCTGCAACAACTAGCTACGGCGGTAGTGGCGGCGGAGATTCTCCTTATGGCGCCGGCGGAGCAGGTGGGGCCGGGGGAGGCACAACAGGCACCGCAGGATCTGCTGCTACAGGATACGGGGCAGGTGGTGGCGGGGGAGGCAGAGGATCATCTGCAGGCGGCGCAGGCGGCAACGGCTCTGGCGGATATATCATCATTGAAGAATTTGGTGCTCTAGGTTAATAGGACCTCAGATGGCATTACTTACACAATCAGTTGGCGGATCTAACGCACTTAAAGTTACTACATATAGTGATAGTGGTACAGCACAACTATTGTTAGATGCATTAAGTACTCTATCAGTTTCAACTGATAGTAGTCCTAATGCTTGGACAATTACTAACAATGGTTCGGTTACATACAGTTCAACTTCTCCATACGTTTCTGGCAACGGCGGATCAATCCAGTTTAGTGGCACAAACTCACTTAGTAACACTACTGCAAATCTCTCATTAGCATCAAGTTCAACTCCATTCACTGTAGAAGCTTGGATTTATCCTACTGTAATTACTGGGTTTACTGGGGGAACAGTATGTCCAATAATCTCAATCGGCAATGAAAGCGTTGGTAGAATGGCGTTTGGGTTAAGCGGTGATAATTCTGGACAACTAGGTTATAATTATTACGGCTTCACTAATGAAAATCTTTCTAGTGCTGGTGCAATAGCTGCTAGCACTTGGACACATGTTGCTTTTGTTTCTGATGGCACAACAGTTACTGGGTATGTTAATGGAGTTTCTACCGGATCATTCACTATAGGTAGTTCTGCTGCTGGCGTTGGTGGAAATGGAAATGGATTTTATGTAGGCGGGTCATCTGCTGGTGGGAAGTTCACTGGACGCATAACAAATCTTCGTTATGTCAATGGAACTGCAGTTTATAAAGGTAATTTTACACCACCAACCTCCCAATTAACTGTTGTAACAGGAAGTGCCGGCACATTCACTCCGCAAGTTTCTGGTGGATCATTTTGTCGTGTCATATTAGTTGGCGGCGGTGGGGGTGGTGGCGGAGCATCTAATAGTTCCCCCGGAGAAACAGGAGGAGGAGCAGGTGCTACATTGGTGTACTGGCAATATGTCACTGCACCAACAACTTACACAGTAGGCGCTGGGGGTGCTGGGGGTGTTGGCGCATCAATTGCCGTAGAGGGTGATGGGGCGAATGGCGGGACAACAAGTTTTGGTACACTCGTTGCACCCGGGGGCCAAGGAGGCATCACATATGGAAAAAGTAGCTCTGGCGGTCTTGGCGGTGGCGTATTTGCTGTTCCTGTTTCTTCTGTAGCAACTACAAATGC